ACACTTCGCATGGACACGAAGGATCATAGCACTCTCAGCTGTAATGGCAATCATCGTACTACCTAAGCTCGTAGCTGTGTGGTATCCAGAAGTACCCGTGTTTGTAGGGTACACAGAAGTACAAGGAGGTTTCTGGAACTTCCTGTTCGGACCTGACAAGCAGATTGTATGGCAGTCAGCCCAAGGGTTCGTTATCACACCGCTGGATACACACATTGTATCAGCTATTGTTGGACTATATTTCGGTGCGGGGTTTGCTAAGTAAAATGAAAGATAAAAGTATATCAGTTACATTTCTTGTGGGTATCTTGTTTCAGACGGGTGCCTTGGTGTGGTATGTGTCTAGCCTAGCTAGTGCTATTGACCTGAATGCTCGTGACATTGGTAGACATGAGGCTAGAATCACCAACTTAACAACTATCATCCAGTCTCAGGCAGTTACCTTAGGACGTATGGATGAAAATATAAAATCCATTCGTGAAATGATGGAATCAAGTAGGGGTTCTGATTAGTGGACCCTCTTACTTGCATAGCTGCTGCCAGCACAGCCTACAAGGCCATCAAGAAAGGCTTTGAGGTAGGCAAGGAAATATCCTCTATGGGTAGCCAGCTACAGCAATGGTCTAAGGCTATCTCTGACTTAGATTATGCCCATGAGAAGGCATCTAAACCACCTATGTACAAGATGTTTTCTGACACACAGAGTCAGGCGTTAGAGGCGTGGTCGTGTAAGAAACAAGCACAAGAGATGCGAGAGGAACTGAGAAGCTATATCAGTTTCGTACATGGGCCATCAGCATGGGATGAAATAGTGAGAACAGAAGCTAAGATGCGTAAGCAACAAAGAGAACAAGTGTACAAGAAACAAGAGTTCATAGATAACTGTATAAACTGGGGTGTAGGTATAACTGTAGCTCTGGCTGGTATGGCAGGTTTAGCTTTCGTCATATACTTGTTAGGTAAATCACAAGGAAAATGGTAGATGGCTAAGAAAGACCCAAGACTAGAACGAGCAGGTGTATCAGGTTACAATAAGCCTAAGGCTACACCTAGCCATAAGACTAAATCTCATGTTGTTGTTGCTAAAGAGGGTGACAAGATTAAGACTATCCGCTTTGGGCAGAAGGGTGTCAAGGGTAGTCCTGATGGGACAGCTAGGAACAAAGCCTTCAAGGCTCGTCATGCTAAGAACATTGCCAAGGGTAAGATGTCAGCTGCCTATTGGGCTAACAAGGTGAAGTGGTAATGTGGTTAGCTGTAGTCATGGCTTGTCAGACCTTAGAGGCTTCATCTTGTATTGTTATGGGTAACGAGAAGAACCTATGGTACACACGTTTAGAGTGTGAGCAGGATGCAGTTAACATGGCTGCTACCCTCATAAGTAATGGTATCTATGCTAAACCAAATTGTTTTAAAGTAGGGGAGAGTGCCTAATGCCTGTGATGAAGTGCAAAGGCGGATGGAAATGGGGTAAGTCTGGTAAATGCTACCCAACGAAGGCCCAAGCTAAGAAGCAAGGGAAGGCCATAAAAGCCTCAGGCTATAAAGGTAAGTAAAATTATTAAATGAGTAAGCCCCAAGGAGAAATCCAAGGGGCTTTACTTTTGTTATAGATTCTCTTTCATGAAGACCTTGACCCACTGAGCACATATGTCACTCCTGACAATATCCTCTACGCCAAACTCAATGATAGGCACAGGTAGCATATGTTTCTTAGCTAGGTGTATGACCTTTGAGAGGCCATCAGCCTCCTTCAGGTCGGACTGTTGGACATCTCCGTTAAGAACGATAGTTGAACCCTCCCCCACCCGTGTGAGCAACATTTTTAACTCATGAGTGGTGATGTTCTGTGTCTCGTCCACGATTATGAAGGCATTATCGAAGCTACGCCCACGCATAAGTGCAAGAGGTGCCATCTCAATGTTACCATTCTTGATCCCTGTCTCCACTGTTCCTTTACCAAGGTGCTTCTCCAATACGTCTAATACAGGCAAGGCCCAAGGCATAGTCTTCTCTGTAAGGTCACCCTTAAGAAAGCCTAGCTCCTTACCTACGGCTACATGAGGACGAGTAATGACTATTCGATCAATCGCTTTAGTCGTATATAAATCCGATGCCACCGTTGCCGTAACGTAAGTCTTACCCGTTCCAGCTGGACCAAGAACAAATACTTGAGATGAAGATGAAAGGGCATCAATGAACTCCTTTTGTTTATCTGTTCGAGGAACTAACCCCGATGTTTTCTTAGAACTAGCCCCCTTGTAGTTTGTTTTACGCCGTGTCTTGGAAGGCTTTGTAAGGGGTTCTACATTGTTCATAGTTTAATTAACTCCGCTTCAGTGTAAGGGATGTGGAAGAACTTCTCACCCTTCTGGATGTATCTGCCCTTAGCTTCTTTCAAACTCTCTCTTGTTAGCAGGGTATCCTTAATCCGCCATGCCTGTTTGAAGTCAGGACGAAAGATGTAAAAGTTAAGGACACCGTTGATGCCTTCGTGTTTGTCTAGCAGTCGTTGTTTGCGTTCAGGGATACGGATGTCTGTCCAGTGTGTAGGCCAGTCCTCCTTCCACGCAGTCTTAACCTCTACCTCATTGTAGTAGGTGTAGTCACCCTTCTGAGATACTACATCAACATTGTAGTTCTCTTCGTTGTTAACTATGGTGTGACCCTTACTCTCTAAGTGAAACACCAAGGCGTTACGGGCCGGGGCATCGTATGCTTCATACAAAGCACGATTGAAAGTCTTTCTTACAGCACTCATTCTAACGCACCTTCCTTAACCCCGATCAAGTTCTTTAACTCAGAGTACCCTCCAATGTATGTCCCATCCGATGAAAAGATCTGAGGTACTGTCTTACGTCCTGCTTGCTTTAACAAGGTAAGCACCCACTTAGAGCTAGGGCTTTGTACGTTATACTCTGTGTAGCCTTGCCCCTCTCCTTTCAACAGGGCTTTGGCTGAGTCACAGAAGTTACATTGGTCACGAGTGATGATGGTGTACATTGTTATTCCTTATACTAGGTCTACGATTTCACATGAGTCACCAGAGCAAGCCAGTGTCTGACTACCTGCGGTGTTGTCTTCTTGTTCATAGTCCGACAGGCTTGACCAGTCAATAGCTTTAGGCATGGTAGCCAAAAGAGTTTCATAGTCTGACTTATCACACTCTTGATACGGTGCCTGTTGGTAAGTGTGTTCATTAAACGGTAGGAAGGATACCCCTGACATTTCATCGAAGTGCTTATAAACGAAAGCACCTACCTCAAACCACTCGTCATTCTTGACGTTGATAGTCACCGATGGTTTATGCTCACACCATGACCGTTGATAAGCTAACCACATCTCCAGCTGCTCAATGGCTGTCATGTCTGAGGTTGTCACCGCACCAGCTGGAGCCTTCATAGGGAAACTAAACACTGTAGTAGCATCTGGTTTCATTACGTCTGGCTCGTTAGGAATGCCTTGGTCCTTCATGAACTGTGTCAAGGGGTCTTTGTTGTCTCCTCTGACGGTTCGGATGTAGTAATCACTGTGTCTGGCGTGAATCCCAGAGGCTGAGTCAACGAGTTGGCTGACTGTTCCCGATGGCTTAACACAGCTAATAGCAGTAGCAACAGGAATGCCAAGGCGGCTAGCCCACTCAGCGTTAGTTTCAACTGCAATCCATTTAAGATGTTCAAGGGTCTTCTCCAATCCTGCGTTTTTAGTTGTCATTAGTGGGTTGTCCATGATCCCTGTCATTGAGACACCCAGTAGTCGTTCTTCTTCTGTGTTCTTCTGCCATATCTTACGGAGATAAGGGAACTTTGTAAAGGAAGATTGTATCGTACCAAGGATGGTAGCCATACGAACCTTCTTCTCTAGGTCTTCAATACTATCTGTTGCCCGTACTACGCACTCCGTTAGGTTGCAAAACTGATTTGGGCGCAAGATGATTTCCGAACACGGGTTGGTCCCAAAGTCATAGTCAGCATCACGGCGTCCATTCTTAGCTGCCTGTACCTTAGAAGCTTGACGGTTAAAGATACCACGTTCACCTGAGCCTGACTCAACCAATGCCATCCACTCACGCATGAACGATAGGCTGTCTGGTTTCTCCGTGTAGGATACAGAGTTGTTAGCCAAGGCACGTTGAGGGTTGTTCTCCCACCATGCACCCGACTTAGCATGGCGCATACGATCATCACTCAGGTTAGACAGAGAGATCATAGCACTGCGGCGTACACCACCAACCACTACCACTTCACCGATCTTGCACATGATGTCGTGGCACTCAAGAGAAGACAGCTTACGGCCTTGTGCTTCCTTAAAGGTACGGATAGTAAAGTTAAACAGATCAACCAAGGGTGCAGGACCAGAGGCACGCCCACCAAAGGTCTTGAGTTTAGCACCAGCTGGACGAACCTTAGACACATCCCACTGAGCAATCTCACCACTATAAAGGAGTGCAATCAATTGACGGAACCCCTTAGCCCAACCTTCCTTACTGTCCTTAACGACAATGATCGACTCACTCTCGAACAGCTCAGGCACTTCTGGGAGCTTACTGATGAATTGTCTCTCGACACTGAACCCGACACCAGTACCACAGAGGAGGATAAACATAGCCTCATCGAAGGACTTAAGGTCATCTACGGGTAGGTATGAACAGTTATACCCTGCCGTGTTGTCCCGTGCCAAAGCAGGACCAGCAGTCATCAAGGCTCGCATAGAAGGCATTACATCAAGAGACAGGATGGCCTGTTCAATATCCTTAGTGTAACTATCCTTACCAATCTTAGGATAAACGAGGTTATCCATGTAACGTGATACTGTTTCACCCCATGTCTCACGGCGTCCCTCTTCCTCAAGCCAACGAGCATACCGTGACTTGTGGATGAATGACTGATAGTCTGTGGGTAGTTGGTTGCTGCTCATTCGCCTCGTCCTCGCATAGTTTTGTCTTCTTCTAACCAGACCATCCGGTCAATGTCACCACGGTTAAGACCGATATCTTTAAGCTGTCTGTCTGAGAGTGTGTTAAGATGTTTAATAGCCTGACGATGTTCTGACCACAACACTGAGTACCTCAAGAACCTCACGAATATATTGTTTACCCATTTCTGTTTCATCTGTTATCTCCTGACCCCTTAATCATACCACGGTTAGCACGATCATTCAACTTGTCCATGTTTGTTTGCATCACTTCATTGAGATTACTGTAGAAGTAATTTGATAGTGCTGTAACATAGAATACCACATCACCTAACTCTTTGATGAGTTCCTTTTGGTTGATCTTGGTGTTGTCTCTGCGATACTTCTTAATCTTCTCAGCTACCTCACCAGCCTCGCCTACCAAACCTAAGATGTTCTCCACCAGTCTTTCATCACCCTCTGTTATGATCTTATCCTCTACCCAATACGAGTAGTCCATTGGTGTAACGTCTATGATCTTGAAGGCATCAATGTCTTCCTGTGTAATCATTCGTAGTCCTCTATCTTTGTTGTAAACCCGTGGTCAATATCTGACAAAGAACTTAGGTTGTCAACTATTTCATCTGCGAAAGCCTGTATAAACATGTAAGGTGTAATGCCACAGGCGTCTGCTATCTCTTCAATACTAAACCTTTCAGTAATCCGAGTAGTCAAATCCTCATTCATTTAACCATTCCTCTGGTATCTCCTTGTCTGCGTAAAGGAACCCGTGCTTGTCACACCAGTCACCGTATGAAGACTTAGCACCCTTGTATAACTTGGCACGACTGTTACTAAAGACGAACCTGATGTCATGTTCCGTCCCGTATTGTCGTTTAATTTCAAGGTGTTTACGTCTGTCTGCTGCTGTGAAGCGGCCCTTAGTTTCTACTATGATGCCGTTGTGAAGAACAAAGTCAGGTGTGTAAGTCCTGATCTTAAAGTCTTCCCACTTGATCTTGGTCTCTTCGTAGGTGTACTTTACTTTCTTTTTCTTTAACATCTTAGCTGTTTGTTCCTCAAGGCCAGACCTATACCCAGCCTTGAGTGCTCTTTGTCTTGTGGTTAACTTCCTAGCCAATGTCTATCTCCGCAACCCTTGGTTCCTTCACCACCTTGGTGAGGTATAGGGGAAACGGCATAGCTGCATACTTGTAACCCTTGAGACCTTGACCATCGTTAGCATCTTTCCAACACTCCTTCTTGAAGTCACAGAAGACGCAGCCAATAGCCAGCTTCTCATTACCTGTCTTGTAGTCAAACTCAACCTCGTAGCACCGTTCAGGTGGTGTGTCAGAGGCTAAGACTTCTTTCAATTCAGTGACACGTTCTTGTGTGTCGGGCAGTAAGTCACTAGATGGCTGGTAAAGAACGAGTGAACCATCCACCTTATTCATAGCCCAGAAAGCTACACCCTTGTTATCAGGGACAGCCTCACTGTAGGCAGAGATTTGCTGCATGTATCCAAATGGATCATCAACAGCTAGGCTTGCCTGAGAAAACTTCTTGAAGGCAGAAGGGGAAGCAGACTTTACATCGACTACATGACCATCAATCACTGCGTCCATGTGTCCTGTAATTCCTGCAACCTTTACCTTGTGTTGCTCATTTGTCACACTGTGACCAGAAAGTTTAGCTAACGTAAGAAGTATCTCTTCGATGATGTCCCCGTACAGAAACTTGAGTAGCTTGTCACCAGTCATAACCTCACGGCTGTGTCCCTTACTGTCATACCATAGTTGACGAGAAGGTTTACCGATTGCTGATAGACGTAGTGTTGCTCCCTTTTCTGTACGGGGTTTCAAACGAGAACGGAGTAAGTCTTTGAGACTGTCCCCAAAGGTATCAATAACCTTCTCGCTTTCTTCTGTTGATGTGTAACCATCGGTCAACACAGCATAGACATCTTCGATTAGGGTATCAATACCTTTAGGTTGGTCTGTCATGTTATCTCCTTACTCGAATGCAATTTCCATCTCTTCTGATGGTGCAGCCTCTACAGCTGCGTTAGTCTGGACGTTAGACTTGATGACTGCTGATGGTGCATCGTAGTCCACTAGCTCCATGACCTGACAGAAATCAAAGAACATCTCCTTGGTTTCTTGTTTCATGTCTGAGAGATGACCCAGCTTAATGATGTTACCGTACTGGCTGTTACCGATAGACACAAACATGTTTACCTTTGAACCATTACCGATCAAGTCCTCAGTAGGGTTACCGTTGCTGTCGTAGACCTCACCGTAACGTGTCCAACCACCCCGTGTCTTCTCGTCAAGACCGATCTGAATGAACCTAGCACCATCGAATGTGCTGTCCTTACCTTCCTTTACTTTCTTGTTGAGTTTGAAGTCAGTCATAAGACGTTCAAGCTGATCGTTCATCTTGATTGCGACTGTGTACTCCATCTCTTCTGACATATACTTGTTGGCTGGCTCCTGCAATTTAGCCCAGCTAACTTCAACATCTTTGAGTACGATTTTCTTATCTGCCATGTAATTTCCTTTCTGGCGTTGGTCTGTTTGATTATAATACACTGAGTAGAGCACCATGTCAATGGGTTTCTAACCAGTTCTTACCTATTTTTGCCTCACCATCCATAGGACAGTTTAGCTTGAAGAACTTACCAGCATCAACAATAGACTGGACCTGTATCTCTCCTAGTCTGTGAGCTTGGTGTTCGTCAACTTCTGTTTGCCATTCGTCATGAACCCATGCACATTGCTTAAAGTTAATCCCTTCCTTCTTGGCTTGGCGTTGCCAGAACAGATTAGCTAGGCGCATGATGACTGTCTCCCCTCCCTGTAGGTAAACAGAGAGAGCAAGATGCTCACTGCCAATGGATAGAATACGTCCGTCAAGACCCTTCATCCAACCCATACTAGCAGCACGAGATGCCTCACTCTTTAGTCGCTTGAGTGTGGGCAGTGCCTCATAAAAGTTTTGCATAGACTTGTTAGCTTGTGCCCCGTTGCACCCAAGTATCTCTGCAATCTTACCTACCCCTGCCCCTAGCAGGAAGGCGTAGATAAATGTCTTAGCTGTGGGCCTGTCCTTACAGAACCTGCCCAGCGCATTCATGTTGAATGTGTGGATGTCACCATCAATCACCTGCTCTGTATATACAGGATCGTTCATGTAGTGTGCGAGTACACGCAGCTGGATACCTGCGGCATCTGTACCTACCAACAACTTACCCTCTGGCACCTTGAACACCTGCCGACACTCAGCTGCATACATACCATCCATCTTCCACAGGATACCATCCTTACCGTGAGGTACAGAGGGGATGTTAGCCATGTTGGGACCACGATGAGCAGCCCTGTGTGTGACAGCACCGGGGGTGATGACTGTACCGTGTACCCTACCATCATCCTGTGAGCCTTGTAGCCACTCAGAGGCGAGCTTCCAACGTGTTTCTAGTACCTTCCATGCCTTGAGACCCTTAACTGCCTGAGGTGCAGTGTCAGGTATCGTTGCTAAATTTTCTGGGCAAATTTTATAGGACTCCCCAGACTTTGTTTTAACTGTTGGCTTCCAGCCCAGCTTATCAAGTCGCTTGTTGATCTGTGTAGGTGAAGCAAGATTGAACTCCTCCCACATGATCTTGGTGTAGTCACCCTGCACATTGCAACCCTCAAGCAACTGGTTGGCAAAGATGGAGCCATCCTTCTTGTGTTTTAAGACAACTTCCTTGACGGGTACTGCGATAGGAACCATAAACTCCTTGATGTCAGCCTCAATACGATTAGTCTCAGCAAGGCATGTCGTATAGATTTCTTCTGCTAGATCAGTGTCAAGCTCAAATCCGTTAACCTCTTGCTCACACATGATGGCATGGATTTGATGCTCAAGGTTGATAGAGGACTGACTAAACTTAGCACCTTCCTTCAGTAGTTCCTTGTAGGTAAGCTCAGTAACCTTAACGTCCTGCTTGCAGTACTCTTTCATTTCTTCTGAATACTGAGACCAGTCGTTGAACTCACCTTTGTATTCATCAAGACGTTTCCCCCAAGACTCAAGGCTATGTCCACCCTTACGGGTAGGATCAAACAGGCGAGACAGCACAAGAGTGTCAACTGTTTTAGACAGTGGGATTTTGTAACCCCATAACTTCTCTACTACCTTGTTGTCAAACCCTACTCCGTTGTGAGCAATCCACTTGGTTACCTTGGGTGCAAATTTAGCAAAGGCTTTGGGACCACGGATAATGTAGTTACCCTTGACACCTACCTCCTTGGCTACGAGAACATGTATGACTGTAGGGTTCAAGCCATCAGTCTCAATGTCGAACACTACCTCCATGTCTTATCCTCCATAACTTGTTAGTCTGCCTGTGTGTTTACTATAGACTAGGCTATCTGCTACACCCGTCTCGCCCGTGAATCTGTTCTTGATTACCCGAACCTTAGTGGTGTTACGTTCTAGCTCGTCCTCTGCCTGTGTGTTACGTTCCAAAGCAATGATGATGTTACTCAGTTGACCGATACCAGCACTGCCTCTGATGTCCTGTAGGTTTATGGTGCCCCCTTCCTCTGGTGGTTTACGGTTCTTGTCCCTACTTAGGTGAGACACCATAAGCAAACAGATGTCAAGCTCAATCGTTAAGGTCTTTAGTTTGGTAACGATCTCGTCCAGTGCCTTGCGTTCATCCTTTGCGTGGTCACTTACCACGATACTGATGTGATCCAAGATGATGAACTTACATTCACAGGATCGTGCTAGATAACGAACCATGCTAACAATACGTTCAACAGTATTGCTGCCGAAACTGTCATACAAATAGACACGACTGCTTCCAAGAGTGGCCTCATACGCTGCATCAAATTCCTCCTGCGTGTATTCTGTATCGGGTAGGTGCAGCTTCTTGTCTGCATGAATTGACATGACACCTAAGCCTGTGTCACGGGTTGGTTCCTCTAAGAAGAGGGTGCCTACGTTACCTTTGTCTTCTCGTATGAGACTGTAGAGTATCTCTCGCATAACCTGTGTCTTACCGACACCTGTGCCAGCAACCACAGTGATTAGCTCACCTGTCCGTAGACCCTTGGTCATGTCGTTGAGACCATCGAAGGGATACGGTACACTCTCATAGTTGGGAGGTGTAGCCACGATCTCATACATGTCAGCACCAGAGATGATACCGTCAGGTGTGAAGGGACCAGCCTTCCTGTGACTGTCAATGAACTCACGTTCACGGCCCTTGAGGATGTAGTCGTTAGGGTCTTTGAGTGTCATCTTAACAAGGCGTACCTTGCGTGGATCAAACAACTCAGCGACAGCTAGGGCTGCATTCTGTCCGGCAGTGTCACTATCAAAGCAGACATTGATCTTCTCAAAGCTATCAAGCCACTCATAGTTACGTTTACAATCCTGCACTGCACCTGAGGCACCGTTGATTACTGACACACACGGCTCTGCCATGAACATCATCTGATACGCAGCCATTGCATCGAACTCACCCTCTGTAATGGTGACTGACTTGCCACCCTTAGAGAATGCTGACTGTCCGAACAGGTCTGCCTTGGCATTGCCGTTGAACTTGAATGTCTTCTCTTGTAAGCCTCGTTGCTTGAAGCCTGTAGCCTTACCATCCAAGGTGTAGATCAGGTTGACCTGTCCGTTAGATGTGAGTGCCTTGTATTTCTCAGCCACTGCCTTAGTTAAACCACGGCTAGGGATAGCTGAAGGCGTACCCGTAACTGGTGGCAGAGGCTTGACTGCGGTTAGGTGTGGCTGTGGCATGTTGTCCTCCTCATCATTGAATGTTTTAGTTTTACAGACGTAGCAGTAAGCCCCGTCCTCGTGTGGATAAACACCATCACTACTCCCGCAGCTTAGGCATGGCTGGTGTTTCTTGTGTTCGTAGTCCATCGAATAGTTCAAACTCTTGTGCCTCCTTTACCTTGGCTATACACTTAGGGCAAGGAGACCATGACTGTTTGTCTTCTTCCCAGTATATCTCTGTGCCTTGTGTCATAGCATTACATATATAACAACGCATGTCTAGTCCTCCTGTTTACCGTGCAAAAGTCTTAGCACGATTAGTTTTAGTGCAATGTAAGGCCAAACGAAGGCCGTAAATAAGTAACTTACCCCAGCACCTTCTTCATCTGAGGAGAAAGCCTCAAAGAAAAACAGGACGCCTAGAAGATACATAACAAATGCACCGTATAAAAATTCTATAGTCAATTCATACTCCTCTTTCTGTTCTGGTATGCACCCTCAGTCTGATGGAGTGAGGCTAGGATGTCAAGCAATTGTTGATAACGAACCACAACAACATCCTCAGTGTCACCCTCTGAGTCATCCTGTGCAAGGAAGACAGTCCCATCATCTGTGATGTAAACCCTTAGGTCTTCATGCTCACCAGTTTCATCCATTGAGATGATCTTAACGTGGTCAAACTCAAACTCAACAGTAAACACTACAGCTTCTCCTCTCCATTCAATTGATTGATACGCATCTCAGCATAACGGATCACCTTCCGCAAGTCAATAATCTCACTGGCATCCCTTGTCTTGCCATCGTATGCCTTGAACCCTGCACGACTAGCATACTTGATGATGTTACCACGCCAGAAGTCAAAGCTATTGGACATGATGTAGGTGATAGGCTCTATCTCCCACCGGGCATAGTGCTCAGGCTCATTAACTACGTCAGCCCCTGTGTGTTCTGCCATTACTGTCTCCTTAAAGTTTTCATGCTCTTTCATTAGTCTCTTCCACTCACTGCTAATCATTCTTCCTCCAGACAGAATCCACACCATGTGTCTCTACTTGCATTACCACAACTGGCACACTTACGCCACTTATTCTTTTCTTCACGATCTAAGGATGCCTTACGTTCTTCTTCAGTCATTGGTCTTATCATGTTTCCTTTTACTCCTTATGTATCTTAGCAGAACTAACAAGGTCCACCATACTGGTGAAGTTAGAAAGATAAGAACAATCCCTTGTGTTATTAGGTAGGGTATCCACCAGTTAAGGTCAACCATCATCTGCATCAGTCAAAGCATCCCAGCTGACAGGAAATAGTTCAATCATCTTGTGGTCAATCTGTTTTGCTACCTCACGGGTCTCTGCTTGTGTATCATCCTTGCAGCGCAGGTTACACATATCAGCGAAGGCATCCAGTGAACCTGACCAGTACCACTCAGTCATAGTAGACTGAGGTAGTTCCATCCGAGCTTGCTCAGGGGCTACACCTTGGGCTAATAGATCTTTGTAGGCTTTAAGTGCTGCCCAACCTGAGCTTCCCCAGTCACCCACATTTACTACACCCTCACTACCTTGCTTCTTGTCGGCACTACGTCCACGCCATGCATAAGGAGTGTAGAACTCAGGTTCATCATCCACATACCTGCGGCTGATCTCGTTCCATCTCAAGAACTTATGCTTGACTAGCTGGCGTGCTACAAAGATTGGAGCCTTGACATGGAAGGACGCAAAGCAATGACCGAATGGGCTGATGTGCTTGTGCTTGGCAAGGTAACGGATCAGCTTATCGTCCTTAGCCTTGAGTTTAGGTGGC